ATTGTGCTGCCGGATTTCACTAATGTCATCCACCAGTACCCCGTGACTTGTGGCGAGTATTGCATTGCCACGGACTATCAGGGTCGCGTTTGCACCCTGTACCGAGAATTTGAAAAGACCGTCAGCGAACTCGTCAAAGAGTTCGGCTACAAGAACTGCTCGACAAGCGTGCAGAATCAATACGACAGGGGTTCCCTTGACCAATGGATCACCATTATTCATGCGATTGAACCTCGCGCTGACCGCGATCATTCAAAGCGCGACAGCAAAAATATGCCGTGGGCAAGTTACTACTTTGAGATCGGAGGAGAGCCAAACAAGTTCTTGTCCGAGAGTGGATTTGCTCAGTTCCCATGCCTTGTCCCTCGCTGGTCAGCCGTTGGGGGTGATATCTACGGGAACTCGCCTGGCATGGAAGCACTGGGTGACATCAAGCAACTGCAACACGAACAACTACGCAAGGCGCAGGTCATCGACTACCAGACGAAACCGCCGCTGCAAGTCCCGGCGAACATGAAGAACCGCGACGTTGAGATGTTGCCCGGTGGCATCACGTTTGTTGATGGTGTCAACGCAGGGATCAAAACCACCTTTGATGTCAACCTCAACCTGCAACACTTGCTTGGTGACATTCAAGATGTGCGCGAGCGTGTTCGCGGGTCGTTCTACGCTGACCTGTTCCTAATGCTTGCTAACGCCACCGACACCCGCATGACGGCGACCGAGGTGGCAGAGCGGCATGAGGAGAAACTGCTGATGCTTGGCCCTGTGCTTGAGCGTCTGCACAACGAACTCCTTGACCCGCTCATTGACATTACTTTCAGCCGCATGGTTGCAGCCGGCATCGTCCCGCCAGCACCACCCGAACTGCAAGGCATGGACTTGAGTGTTGAGTTTGTGTCAATGCTTGCACAGGCTCAACGAGCCATCGGAACCAACAGCGTTGACAGATTTGTTGGCAACCTCGGTCAAGTCGCTACCTTTAAGCCTGATGTCTTGGACAAGTTTGACGCTGACCAGTGGGTTGACTCGTACTCCGACATGCTCGGTGTTGACCCAAGTCTGATCGTTGCCGACAAGCAGGTGGCACTGATCCGCGACGCACGCAACAAGGCGATGGCTGCAAAGGAGCAGGTCGCAACAATGCAGCAACAAAGCCAAACCGCCAAGAATCTTGCACAGGCTCCGACTGGCGGCGGTCAGAACGCACTGATGGATGTGATGAACCAATTCTCAGGGTACGGATCACCGTCACCAGCACAGGTGTAGTACCCGTATTGTGAATAACGCTCGCTAAATTTATCCAATGAGCAACTATGACCCGCTCGACATCCGTGGACAGGAGCGCACGAAAGCAGAACGCGACCTGCGCGACAAACTGTCCAAGGAAATCGAGGAATCGGATATCAAGTGGTTGATGAGTAGCAAGCGAGGTCGCCGATTCTTGTGGCGACATCTCGATCAGGCTGGAGTATTTAGGCTTAGTTTCAACACCAATGCAATGGCAATGGCCTTTGCAGAAGGAAACCGGAACTTTGGACTGCGTACCCTCGACATGATCCACTCGCTTTGCCCGGAGTTGTACCCAACGATGGTGAAGGAACACAATGGCAGACACACTGACAACGACAACAGCAACAACCAATGACACTGCTGTCGCTGACGCTGCACCCAAGAGCGATGTAAGCATTGCTGACGCGCTCTACGGTGGCAAGGCAACCGAAGGACAGGAACAGCAAGTTGCGGATGCAACCAAGGCTGTCGAACCCGACGCAACAAAGGTTGACGCTCCACAGGGCGCACCCGAAAAGTACGAATTCAAAGCCTCTGAAGGCAAAGCATTCGACGCAGAAGTGCTAACCGCATTTGCTGATGTTGCAAAGGAATTGAACCTGACCCAGGATGCTGCACAGAAGGTACTTGACCGCATGGCTCCAAAGATGGAGGCGCGTCAAGCCCAGCAGATCGAGACACTCCGCACACAATGGGCGGACAGTTCAAAGGTTGACAAGGAATTCGGTGGAGAAAAACTCTCCGAGAACCTGTCAACCGCGAAGAAAGCACTCGACCAGTTCGGGACACCTGAACTTCGATCACTACTGAACGAATCCGGTCTTGGAAATCACCCGGAGTTCATCCGGTTTATGTTCCGAGCGGGTAAGTCAATTTCCGAAGACCGCTACGTTGGACAGGCAAACGGTGCAGCCCCTACACAGGGACGGCCGCGAGACTTCGCCAGCCAAGCAGCCTTCCTTTATCCTAAACAGTCCTAATTCATAAGGAAACACTCTCATGGCAGTAATTACAAACAGCAATAACAATCTGACACTCGCCGATTGGGCGAAGCGCACCGATCCGGATGGACGCGTCGCACTCGTGGCCGAACTCCTCTCGCAATCTAACGAGATCCTCGAAGACTGCGTGTACAAGGAAGGCAATCTGCCAACCGGCGACCGCGTTGTCATTCGTACAGGTCTTCCAACCGCGTACTGGCGTTCCCTCAACCAAGGCATCCCGAACAGCAAATCATCGACCGCACAGGTTGACGAAGCATGCGGCATGCTTGAGGCTCGTTCCGAAGTCGACAAGGATCTTGCAATGCTCAACGGCAACACGGCTCAGTTCCGTTTGTCCGAAGACACCGCGTTCCTTGAGGCAATGAATCAGACCCAGGCTCAGACGATCTTCTATGGCAACCCTGCCACCGATCCGAAGCAGTTCCTCGGTCTTGCCACTCGTTACTCGTTGACCACGGCTGGCAACGGAACAAACATCATCCCCGGTGGTGCAACTTCCGGCTCACTCAACACCTCGGTGTACCTCGTTTGTTGGGGCGACAACACCGTGTACTGCCCGTTCCCTAAGGGTTCCAAGGCAGGACTTCTCCACGAAGACTTGGGCGAGCAGACTGTGTATGACGGTGTAAACCGCATGCAAGCCTACGCAACCCGCTACCAGTGGAAGAGTGGTCTTGTTGTCAAGGACTGGCGTTACGTTGTCCGCATCCCAAACCTGTTGGTTGCTGACATTGTTTCCGGCGGTGGCACACAGTTGGCATCTGCCGGTACTCAACTGACCAAGTTGATGATGAGGGCTATGTACAAAATCCCAAATCTCGATATGGGTCGTGCAGCGTTCTACATGAACCGTACCGTTCACAGCGGTTTGGCAGTTCAGTCTCTTGATCGTTCACAATCAGCGTTGTCCGTTCAGGCAGCACTGTCGCAGTTCGGTACTGCTCGTAATTACCTGTCGTTCCAAGGTATTCCGATCCGTCGCGTTGACTGCCTGTTGAACACCGAAGCCGTTGTCTCCTAAATTTACTTCCTAGAAAGGAATTACTCACATGTTTATTGATCAACTCTCAGTTGTTTCAGGAACAGTTCCCGCAACTGGTTCCATGACCGGACTCGCGCTCCTGACCAGTTTGTCCGCAACCGCGGTGTCAACCGACGCGATTGACTTGGGTATTGCTCGCGATGTCGGTGAAGGTGAAGACTTGTTCTTCATGATTCACGTTATCGCTGCTGTTACTGGTGCTACCTCGGTGCAGTGGGATGCGATTTACGCATCAAACGCTGCATTGACTAGTGACGTTGTAGTTGCTGGTTCAACCGGAGCAATTCTACAGGCTGCGCTCACCGCTGGTTCGGTACACACGATTTCCGTGAACCCGCAACTTCGGTACAACGCAACCACAGCGTCGTACAATGGCAATCGGTATCTCGGACTGCGCTACATCGTCATCGGAACAGCATCTGCTGGTTCCTACTGTGGCTACATCACGCTCAATCCGCAGGATGGCAAGAAGTTCTACGCCTCCGGATTCATTGTTGCGTAATTAGGAACCAACCATGCCAATGTATCGCGCCAAAGTTAAGTGCTACATCGACAATTCCGTCCGCGAGGAAGGTGATGTCTTTGAGTACAACGGAGATTCAAATGACTGTGTCGAATTGGTGACAGGCACAGGCAACGGCGAGCCAACGGTTGATGCTTCCGGAAGGAAGTGGAAAGCCAAGGGCAAGCGTAAGTCTTCGGATGATGAAGCGGACGTTGACGAGGGTTGATCCTTTGATTTGATTTGCCGCATGGGGGGAGTCGCTGGGAAACCACGGCTCCCCCTTGTTTCTAGGAGGTTTCTATGGCATCGGAAGTTGACATCTGCAACCTTGCTCTATCACACATCGGGGATGAGGCGACAGTCTCAAGCATTGACCCGCCTGAAGCATCGTTTCAGGCAGGTCTGTGCGCCCGTTTCTACCCCATTGCTCGCGACTCCCTGCTGCAAATGCACAATTGGAACTTCGGTTCTAAGCGTGTCAATCTTGCACAGGTGACGAACGTGTGGCCGGAGTGGGAGTACGCATACGCAGTGCCTGGTGACTGCGTGACCATTGTCAGTGTGCTGCCCCCGGACGCTGCCAACGACTACGCGACGCAGTTCGTCCCTACCGACAGCCCGTCATTTGGACATAACTACGCCCCGCTTATTTCCGCAGGTCAGTACGTCCCGCAGCCGTACGCCGTTGAGGCTGACACCCTTGGTGCAGGTGTGATCTACACCAACCAGGCGAGTGCAATGCTCCGGTATCAGTCGCTTGTGTCTGACCCAACAAAGTTCACGCCGCTGTTTGTGATGACGTTGTCATGGCACTTGGCATCAATGCTTGCCGGGCCGATCATCAAGGGCGACACTGGGTCTGCTGAAGCGAAGCGATGCCTACAGATGATGGCTGGGTATCTGTCTCAAGCGCGAACAAGTGACTCAAACATGCGAAACATCAAGGTGGAACACATCGTTCCCTGGTCAGCAGGAAGATAAACATGCCTACGACGCGCACCTTCTTCCGTTCGTTTGCCGGCGGCGAGTTGTCGCCTGAGATGTTTGGACGCATTGACGATGTCAAGTTTCAAACCGGGGCTGCAAAGTTACGGAACTTTGTTGCCATGCCACAAGGGCCGGCAGAGAACCGAGCCGGCACAGCGTTCGTGCGAGCAGTCAAGAACAGCGCAAAGCGCACTCGACTGATCCCGTTCACTTACAGCACAACGCAAACGATGGTGCTTGAGTTAGGTGATGGGTACATCCGGTTCCACACGCAGGGTGCAACGCTGTTGGTTGGTG